AATTTATGCCGTTTCAGAGTACGCCTATGTTTGGTACAACCAGATTCGCCCTCATTCGTACAACGATTATCGGACGCCTTATGAGACAAGGTATGGATTGAGTCAATTTAGACAGTAGCGTTACAAAAATGCTTGACCATTACATCCTTTCCACTCACCATCACCTAAAATCTTCTTATCCCGTCCGCTCAGCCAGCCGGCAAGACCGATAAAACAACCAATTACTGCAATGGCAAACCTATATTTATTGCTCCCACACTTGTCACCTCATCTGCACAGCGCAGCGAAAGTGTTTTTGCCAGACAGTCCATCAACAGACAACCCTTTGCTGCGCTGGAATGTACGAACCGCACTGTCAGTACCGGCACCAAATTTGCCATCAATACCGCTGCTGCCAACGCTATAGCTATGTGCCATAAGCGCTGCCTACGCTGCTGTGTTTCCCTACCGGAAAGAACTGACTCATGTATCATACACCACCAATCTTACATGAATATCGGTGTCCGGCTTTGTATCGCGGCAGTTAAATGTGATGCTGCCTGCGGTGCCCGTGCTGCCGGTAATGCAGGAAAATGCGGTTTCTTCTGCCGCCGTTGGCGCTCCCGCGGCTGTGGGTGCAAGCCGGAAATCCCCGTCCTTGTCCGGTAAGCCGGAAATGCTTACCGTTTGCGAATATGGCGCGGAAGTGTTCCATCCAGAGGTAGGGAGGGGGGCACTAAACAATTGGACACCAGACGGGTATGATGGCAGCTGCAATTCCGTTCCGGATTTTGGTACTTCTGTATCTCCTATTTTTGCAGACTGTATCGCTGTTGACAGATTCGTTTTTTCTGTGTCACTGGTATACCGTTTTTCAGCAGTATCGGTAATATCGGCTGTTGTCAGGTCAACTGCGCCATTCGTGGGTGTTTTTCCATTGACGGACTGCACATATTTGTCCATATCCTGTCCGGAAGCACTAAAACGGCCCCATGCGTTGCCATGCCAGAGATAAATCGAATAAGGTTCGGCAGTACCAACATAGTACGCGTGTGTGTCGCCGCTGGGATAGGCTGCCTGCAGGTCTGCCAGTGTTGGGTAAATCGTCGTGCCAAGGACAAATGGAGCACCAGTATCGCCTTTTTCACCTTGCGGGCCTGTCGCGCCGGTATCGCCTTTCTCGCCCTGTGGACCTTGCGGACCGGTCTCACCACGGGCGGGTTTTCCAGTATCCGTATAGGCATTTGCTGTGATGCTCCAAATTTCCCAATTTCCCGTCGCAGAGCTGATACGTGGGGCATGCTGGGCAGTATCATACGCCGATTTGCTTTCATCGTTCATTACTTCAATGCTGGAGGCAATACTTTCACGTACATCTTTGCCATACACAGCATTACGAATTTGTGCGACCTTGTCTGATACGTTCGCCATACTATCCCTCCTTAAAGATCCTGCACGCTAGTAATGCGGCCGTTTTTCACATCAAGCTGTCTTGTGCTGCCGTTTGCTCCGGCGCCAAATAGATTTAACTTCTGCGTTACACCATCATTTTTTCCATCCAATGTTTCCCCGCCAATTGTGATTCCGTCCGGAAAGCTGGGTGCCCCATCAAATTCGGCATTCTCAATTTTTGGAGAAGATAGTTTAGCATAGTAGATGGTAGTATTATTCATTCGTATATCGCGGTTGACAACGATAGTGTTTGCAGAATCAGCCGTAAACATTATTGCCCAACTTCTTTTATCCGGACTATTCGAATCCGGCCCATAAATGATTGCACAATTACTCCCATTTCCAAGCCAGATGGATGCACTATCTTCTATTCCACGACCTACGAACAGTTTGCATTCCTCGCCATCGCCAACCTGCAGTCTGTCTTTGCTTAGTTCTATAAGAGTCCCAGTAGAGGAAGTGGTGGTATTATCATCTATAAATATCCCTCTTGAACCAAACTCAGAGTTTGTATGTAGATCCCCATCATCCGTGTATGTGTAGAACTGGATGTCTCCCCCTCCTGTTCCGACGGTACCCAGCGACATTAATTTTTTTTTCCCTTTAGGATCAAATATATCTAGTCCGTGATCATCTAATTTTATCTGTCCGGAAAAGGTGTCTCCTGAGGCATTAATAATAAGTTGACCATTATCTAGGTCAAAATTTATTGCGCTATTTTGACTTTTAAGAGTGCCGGTGCGGATGTGTTCTGCACTCATTGTTCCGGCAGTGATACAGTCCGCTACAATTGCACCGTCCATGGTGGCCGCGAGCTTGTATGGGCCGTCAATGCCGGTGCTGCTGTACCCCCAGCCATTCACATCCCAGCGCCAAACATGCTGGGCAGTTTTCGTATCATCCGTATCCATAATCAGGATTTCATTTGCACGGGTGACGACATGCCCTGTTGTGGCAGCTGTCAGCAAGGCGGTAGCATTGTCCTGCGCCAATTTTAGTGTGGCAGATTGGGGGGGAATATGGTCAATCTGCTGATAAATCGCATCATTGTCTTTGTTGGCACGTTCTGTGTAACTGACAGATACCGTATCGCCCAGCGTGATGGTGTCCTGCTCTGGGGCGTCAAGGTGAATGCTCCGCTTGGTGACAGGGAAAAACCGGTCCATACCGTGCGGCTTGGACAGGCAGCGAATGCGGTCACCTACCTTGATGCGTTCAAAATCACCGGACAGCAGGTGTTTGTCCACAGCGGTAACAGTTAATGCCATTTTTTCAAACTGTGTGTCATGCAGGTACTGTTCACCTTTTGTTTTCAAATTTGCGGGCAGTGTTACATTGTCAAAATGGACAACCTTAAAAACTCGTCCATAGTTAGCAATCGCATCAGAGTCACACACATAATCGCTGCCGCCATTGGCATCTGCGCAGGTGGTGTACTTTTGGAGCGCCTGCGGGTCGTCTGTCTGGTTTTCAATGGCGGCGCCCAGTGGGATTACGCAGGTCGCTAAATCATCTGCTGTGGTGTTCTCCGTGTAGTCCAGCAGATTTTCGCCAAAAGCAATCGTTTGTGTATTTGTGTTGTCAAAATCAGCCAGATAGTCAAGGTACCGGTGTCCGTCTGCGTGGCGTATGCGGATGTGTCCGCCAAGCCGTGATACCAGCTTATCGTTAATGTCATCCAGTGTGGTTTCCCAATTGGTGTAACGGTGCAGGCTGTCGTTTGAATCGGTGACAGTAACTTCACCCACTTCAAACTGCTTTGCTTCGTCCACCTGTGCGTTATGATTATCAATCAGTGTCTGCAAGAATCCGCGCACCGTTATGTCGTGATATTCGGCCGGCCGCTGGATGCTGTCTAGAAGATAGGCCAGTTCTCCCTCACAAGTGATGGTTTCGACACCATAGAAATCCTTTTCAGCGGACAGCACGCGTCCGACAAACAGGCTGTCGTTATCCTGCAGCACCTCGATTACGGACACCAGCTTTTTTATTTTTCCATATCCGGGATTGCCGGGTGGAATGCCGCAGGTAAATGAGCCAGACTTTCCTTCTGCTAGTTCCACAGTCGGGTCGGTCAGTGCAATGCCAATCAACGGATCATAAATAGGCTTACCGTCCAGCAATACTTTGTACATTACAGGTAATCTCCCTTCAACAAAATGGATACGGTGCCGGTGCCGGTCAGTGTAATGGGTGTTTCACCCGACGGAATAATAATGTCGGAGTTTTGAAATTCACCGGCAGGCAGGGAATAGGTGTTGCCGCCAATGGTCAACTGCATAGCAGCAGAGCAGGTGAAGGTCGGCACTTCCGGCCGGCTGAATCCGACTAACGTCATGGATTTGCTGCCATTTACCTGAATATCGCCATAGTCACGGATAACGCCGGTAATGAAATTAAAACCGTCCCATTGCCACGGCTCTACCGTGGAGGACAGCTCATGTTTAAACGGTTCTGCGTCTATAGAGATACTGACATCGGAAACCACATTGTTATCTTTTGAGGAAGACACGGTGCAGCGGCCGTCATAGTAATAGCCGGGGTCTGTGTCCAGCACAATCCGCATCCGCTGGCCGTGGCAGTAGTTCGCAATTTCCGAGTATACCGACTGCCATTTTTCATAGCGTAAATCCCGCAGGGAAAAAGTAAAATACAGTGTGCGCCGCTTGTAGGGGACTGTGCCGGTCAGTGCTTCGGTCAGATCCAGCACGCTGCTCATGCCCGGCACTTCAATGGTTTTCATCTGCGGTTCCGGCATGCCGATACTGTAAGACAGCAGACGCAGCCCCCAGTCTTGATAGGTATGCTTATCACCGATTTTAATGCCAAGCAAATTAACCGCCTCGCTTTACTTTAATGTCGTTTTTGCCAAATTCCTCATTGATGTGGGGAGCCAGCACTCGGCCAACTGTTTTCCCGTCCATTACGATAGGCCGGTCGTCAGTCTGTACCGTGACAGGGGCTGGCTGTACGGTTGTACTGACATGCGGTGCCGACTGCACGGCAGCAAAAGACGAATATTCTGAAAACTGAGTGGCGACATTAGCGGATTCTGCACCGACTGCTGCATACATATCCGATACCATACGATGAATGAAACCAGCATTCGGCCGTAGCACCATATTTCCTGCAACGTCTGAAACTGCATCCGTAACATATCGCATATTGGAAGTGATACCACCGCCGTACTGCTGCATCATATCGCGCGGCCAGTCCATAATATCCCGCAGCGGTCCTTCATCCGGAACCGAGAAATGCAGGAAGGATTTAATCTTGTTGGCAACATCACCAACTGCTTTTCCAACATGGCCTATCATACTGCGAATTCCACTCACCAGATGACCGATTGCTTCGCTGCCCCAGTGGAACATTTTTCCGGGAAGGGAAGAAAGGAATCCAATTGCACCGTTAAAGCCGTTTCGGATAATCGGGCTGATCCTTCCCATCACACCGCTGACACCGGAGCGCAGAGAATTAAATGCCCCCACAGCTTTGTTTCGGGCGCTGTTTGCAAAGTTCCCAACCGTTCCGCTGATTCCCGACCAAGCACTTGATGCCCGGCTATGAACGGAATTCCATATTCCAGAAGCACCGCTTTTCAATTGGTTAAAGGCCGAGATGGCGCTGTTCCTAACGCTGTTTGCTTTTGAAGAAATGGTTGAATGGATAGTGCCCCATGCAGAAGAGGCGCCGCTGTGCATTTGATTCCAGATATTAGAAGCTCCGGATTTTAGGTTATTGAAAGTGGAAATGGCCTTATTTTTAATATCATTCGCCTTATTAGAAATTGTGGAATGGATGGCGTTCCATGCGGAGGAAGCAGCGGAATGAACATTGTTCCATATGCCGGAAACATTACCTTTTAGAGCATTGAACGCTCCTACTACATTGCTTTTGATATTCTTGGCAAATCCAGTAATTCCATTACAAATGTTGGACCATGCAGAGGAAGCGCCGGAATGAACTTTATTCCATACTCCGCCCACAATTCCAGGCAGAGCTCTGAAAGCGGAAGGGACTGTTTTCGTCACAAAATTTCCGATGCTGGACCCAATAGAACTAAAGAACTTTCCCACCCCTGCAAGTGCCGCCGGGAGGGTCTTAGAAAAGAAGTTTGCAATTCCAGTGCCAATCGTTTTAAAGAAGTTCCCGATTGTGCCAAACACAGCGTTCACACCGTCGCGGAAGGCTTTGCAATGCGTATAGGCGGCAATAAGAGCAATCACGATAGCCGCAATCGCTATAACAATCAATGCGGCGGGGTTTGCAGCCAGCAAAGTAAAAAGTCCCTTAACAGCAGTACCGATTCCTTTAATACCTTTCAATAACCCGGAGCCAACCACTTTCAATCCCGAGCCGAGCACCTTTGCTGCGGAACCGATGCCAGAGCCAACCGTTTTAAATACCGTACCAAGTTTCTTGCAAACGCCGGAGACGGCTGCGGCACCAGTGCCAAAGTGAGAGAACAGTTTAGAAATTGCGCTGATTCCAGTTGCCATTTTGCCAATTGCGCCAAGTGCTGGTCCTGCGGCAGCAGCCATTCCAGCGATAATTAAAATAGCCTTTTGCGCGGGCTTGGGTAACGCAGTGAATTTATTTGCTAAATCTTGAATTTTTTTAGCAACTTTTGCAACCACCGGATTAAGAATTGTAGCCAAAGCAATTGCCGCGGTTTCAATAGACCCATTCATTTGTTCCAAGGCATATCGTGTATCTCCCATACGGGCTTTAGCCTGTCTGGATGCACTTGATTGATCGTAAGTTGCTTTTGTGTACTTGGCCAAGCCCTTTGCGCCATTATTCATCATAATAGCAGCAGCACGGCTTGCATCAGTCCCAAAAATGGTTTGCAAAGCGGCGTCTCGTGTAGCTGGGCTTAATTTTCCAAGCTTATCATGTAGAATCTGGGCAATTTCCGAGGCACTTTTCATAGTGCCATCCGAATTTCGCACATTAATTCCATAGGCTTTCATAAGCTTTGCAGCTTTTCCAGTCGGAGAAGCGAGTCTTTGCAGCATAACCTTTAAGGAAGTACCTGCATCTGCGCCGTTTACACCGGCATCTGCAAACATGCCCAAAACAGCAGTCGTATCCTGTATATTCCAGCCGGCCAAATGCGCTTGTGCGCCGCATTGGGAAAGACCTTCTGTTAGCGGCCGTACATCTGTGGAAGATGCAGCGGCTGCACCCGCCAACGCATTTGCAGCTAATGCAGATTTGTCGGCGGATAGGCCAAAAGCGCCCATGGACTGCACAACAACATTTGCGGAGTCTCCTAAGTTCATTCCAGATGCCGCTGCCAGATCCATAGTGGATTTTAAAGCACCGCCCTTAATTTGTGCTTCACTCATGCCGCCTTTTGCCAGTTCCACCATTGCTTCACCGGCTTCTTTGGCAGAAAACATGGTATCTGCGCCCATTTTAAGAGCAAGACTACGTAAGCTCCCCATGCTTGACATGGGTATGTCCAAAGCGCCGGCTGTTTGAGACATGGTATCTTCAAAATCAGCGCCGGTTTCAACTACTTTTTTACCTACAACACCAAGTGGCATTGTAATGCCAAGTGTCATTTTTGTGCCGGTAGAAGTCAGCTTTTTTCCGGTGCTTTCAAGATTTTGGGATGCCGTGCCGCCCACACTGTTGATATTATTTTTCATATCACTGCTGGTAGCAGATACCTTTTGTCCGGTGCCTTCAATTTTGCTGTCCGCAGAATTGCTGATACTGTCGAGTCCTTCTTGTATGCCTTTCCCATTGATTTTTGTGTCAATGATAATACTGCCATCATAAGCCAAATCTTTTTCACCTCCTCACAGTTTCCCGCCGTGGCGTAACTTTTCTTCAATATCGTCCAGCTTTTCCTGTTCATCAGCGGAGCGGGGCAGGGCATAGAGCTTTTTCATACGTTCATAAGCCCGCCGCTGTTCTCCTTTCATTTCGCTGGTATCGGCAGCGCGATAGTTGAGAATACGGCAGAACTTATTTTCTACCCGCAGGGAGTCGAACAGTGCCTTATACTTCCACCAGTGCAGATAGGGTATAGCCTCTAAGTCGATGCCGTAATCCGCTAGAAAGGCCGCAAAAATGTAGCCGTCGTCATAATCATAGTCATAAATTTTCCGGCCGCTGTTATCCGAATCAAGTGATTTGTCTTTAGGCTTGCCACAGCGGTAAAACCAAAGCATTTGTTTCACAGCGGCAGACAAATCAGGAGGACAGTCCGGATAGTACAGATTCAGTGCCAGCGGCAGCTTTTCACTATCCGGCACCGTGCGGTCCAGCATGAGCTGTTCAAACAGGATGGATATCCGGAAGTCGGTGTGGATAGGTACCTGACAGTCATTGATGGCTACCGATTCTGGTGCGGCATCAATCAGCAGGTTCATTTTTTCTTCGCTCGGCGTGCTGCGCGGTTCGGACTGTATTTTGCGGTGAACTGCTGTGTTTCGGCTTCAAATTCATCCCGCTGCACCTTTACCGCATCACACAGTTGGAAGATTGCCCGCATAGCGTCCCGCAGATTGCACTTGTTTCCAAAAATCTTACGGTCGGTCCCATCTCCGAAAATAGTATTAAAACATTCAAATACAGCATGGCAGGCATCGCGGATTCCACCGGAGGTGTCGTCATTCCCACCGTCGATAGCCGTCAAAGCCTTTTGGGCCTTTTGAATAGCGGAAAGTACCCGCTCATTTTCGTCCGCGTCGTAAATGTCAAGGTCAAGTTCTGTATCCTTAATTGTAATTTTACTCATGACGTACCTCCAAAAAAAAGTTTAGCCCGCTTTCTGTTCATGCGCAGGAGGCGGACATAAAAAGCCCCTATACTGGGGCTTCCTGTTATTTGGATTTACTTGTTACTGTGGCAACGCCTGCTGCAATTGCCTTGTTGCTGCTGTCAACTTCCACAACAAGAATTTGATTGCCGGTAACGGCTGCCACATCTGCGGCGCCATCCCATGCAGTCAGGCCGCTGCAATCGTCACCATAACCGGGTAGGGTAACTGTCGCAGCCGTTTGAATGCGATAACTATCTCCGGTTGCTTTTGCAGGGGACACTGTGATTTTGGTATCCCCCACATTGGTTCCGGCATTGCTGGAAACGGTTAACACACCAAGCGCCGGACTGCTGTCAGTTGCGGCTGTGAACTGCAGAGTTTCAGTGTTGAATTCTCCAATTGTCACATCACCCTGCGTGTTCATGTTGCCTTCTAACTGTGCAATTTCGCCGCCTTTGCCGGATAGTTTGTCAACAGCAAATTCCACGGTGAATTTACGCGCATAATAGGTATTGGCTTTTCCAGAAATTGGCCGGTACAGGCTGACGCGGTAGTAACTTGTCTGCACGCCAAGCAGCTGTTCCTCGCCAATGGCGGCAATATAATCCGTGACCGCATTGTCCTTGTAGCGGTCGCCGGTAATGGGAAACTGCGTCTGGTAACCGGTAGTAATGGTACTGGTGGATTTGTCGGCAGTATAATGCCGGTCAAGCGTTTTCGCTTTCGGGTCTTCGTCAATTGTTTCAAACACGCTCATAAGATGAATGTCCGGCGTATCTGTCTTGCTGACATCCAAATAATCCGCAATCAGGTTACGAAAAATGGGCGTGCCTTTTGTTTCATTCGGCATTTTTAAACCTCCTGTAAATATTGCAGCCTGCACTGAATCTGATACCGCCCAGCATCTGCACTGGTGGTAAACAGATAACCGGTAGACTGTGCCTGTATGATTTGTGCGGTTTTGCCGGTAGGCAGCTGCGGCAGTGTACCGGCTTTTGTGTTCTGCTCCATCCATTCGGACAGCTTTTCATAAAAACCGGAGTTTGCTATGTTTTGGAGTACATCTGAGCCGTAATCGTTAACTGAACGGATAACAAACAGATATTGCCGCAGACTGCTTCCGTTCGTGTACTCTTTAATAATTTCTGTTGCGGGTGTCGTATCAATGGAGTATTCCAACCCCTTTTCTGGCAGAAAGTCCACATTGATTTTATTGTTGCCCATGAGGGGGCAGGTGAGAAAGTAATCCCGCAGAGACTGAATAATCGTGTCAGCCATTACGGCCTCCTAACTTTTTCGCGCCGCGGATAATTCCGTCTCCATGGTCAATTTTCATGCGCTCAAACCAGTGGCCGCCGCGCATGGGATCATAACGGCGGGTATCGGCGGTATTGTAATACTGTGCCGCTGCATAGGGAGCAGTCCAGCGGACTTCACCACTGCCAATTTGCGTACCGAGGATGCCGGACTTTTCAAGCATACCGGTACGGAAGGGGACATAGGGGGAGGAAAGCCGCAGGACCTCACTGTCTAAAAAAGACTGGGCATGGGATAGACTGCCGGTGAATCTGCTGCCTACATGGTTCCACTTTAATTCAGCTGCAAAAGAACCCGTATGGACGCGCATTCCGGACGGAGTTGTGATATGGATGCTGTCATTCATTTTCCCTCAATCCTCCAATGCTGCATAAAAAGACTGCCGCGGCGGTTATCCCGTACGGCAGTGATGGTATAGTGTTCATGCTGGTCAAGCTCTTTCGGCTGGGTGATGTCGGTATCAAATAACCCGCGCACAATGATGTCACCCACAGCGGCAGGAATGGTATCCGATTCAGAGGCGGGAATGCGCACGGTCAGCGTATCAGCCGCCATTAAGCCGCTTTCGCCGACTGTGGCTGCCTGTTTGGCATACCAGTTGACACCGCGGTACTGTGTGCGTTCCCAGCGGTCGAGGTGCGTCGCCCTGTCATACACCTTGTGATAAATAGTGCAGTCGGCATTTGTGAGCATCTGTTACACCCCCGCATACCGCAGCGGTTCATTCGCTGGAAGCCATAAACTCGCCGCATCCAGTAGCGCAGAGTTTCGTGCCTGCTGTGCCTCTGCCGAACTTTTGAAGGATACGGAATAACCGTCTGTATTTTCTGTGGAAATACCCGCTGCACGTGCAGCTTGTACTTGCATGCCCATGTTTGTGTCAAGCAACTGTAACTTTTCGGCCACAGCGCAGACAGCGCTTTGCGCATCAGTAGTAATTTCCCAGCCATGCCGCAGCCGCCCAAACGTAATATGGTCGATAAAGGCAGCCGCTTGCCGTTCACGGTGTGGCCAGTCAGCCTCAGGAATCAAAGTGCCGTGGTAGGTGCTCTGATAGTAGTCATAATCGGCATACAAGCAAATCACTTTCCTTTCGGTTTCGCGGGTTGTCCTGATTTGGCTGTTGGTTCGGCAGCGCTTTTTACTGCTTTGTAGCCCATCCCTTCATAGCGGAGAAAATCCTTGCTGTCGATATTGCGGTAAATCCCGCCATTTTGAATCAACATATCACATCACCTCAAGCAGTCGGCTGTGCGTGCAGGTAAACACCTTTAGCCTTGTTATCCAACACAAAGGCATCGTGATATTCGCGGTACTGAAACAGCCAGCTATCATTCTTCTGGTTGGTGTCCGGATCGAAAATCTTTGGCAGCGCAAACTTCACGACCTGCGTGATGGCTTTCGGGTCAATCAGCATAAAATTGATTGCTGCCGCACCCGTGGCTTTTTCAAAGCCAAATTTGTCGGCGCCGCTGTTGAGCGTAATGGCCGTGTAGAAACGCGTCGGGGGGACATAAGCAATCGGCAGGCCATTGTAATTCTGCAGCTGATTATTTACCGCACTGTCACTGCCATACTGACGATTCAGCGCCTGTGCCAGCACCGGCTTCAGGTCGCTGTTGACATAGAGTCGGCGGCCTTCTGCAGCCGCTTCGGCGCTGTCCAAAGCACGGACCGCTTCATCAATAGCGGGAATGATGGTGTCTTTTGTCAGAGCAACCGGAGGGGCTTTCTGAATATCTGTTGCGCTGGCATATTTTGCGAAACGATAGGCATCCAGTTCCGGCACGACATGGACGCGCATGAAATCACCAGTTACTGCACCAAAGGCCATACCCAGCGTTTCCTCGTTGTCCATACGGTCAATGCTCAGTTCGGTTCCGCGCTCTTCCGTCAGTTTGAGCGTTTCCCATGCAACGGTTGTATTTCCCTGCGGATATCCGTTCTGCCGGCTGTAATCGCCAAGGCCGGAAGATTCTACTTTCATAATTTTTACTTCATTCGTGCCGGTGAAATCGGGCTTTGTGGCGGCATCCATGCCATTGGTAATGGACGCGGCTTTGTAAAGGCCGTCAATAACGGGCATAAATTTCTGTGCATATTCAATCGAATTTGGCATTATTCTTTACCTCCTGTTGCTTCCGGGGCAGAAATACCCGCGGCTTTGTAGGCCGCCGCAGCAAATGTATCAAGGCTAGTGTCGGGGGAGTCGTGATGCTCTCCAGCACTGCTGACATGTCCGGCGGTCTGGCTATCTTCTGCGGGCTTTTCATCCTCAAATAGAAAAGCCTTGTCTTTTTTTAAGTTCTGTACCTGTTCGTCAAGTCCCATCACTTTGTCGTTATCCACAGTTACGGCATCCATGTTGACAAAAGGTAATACGGCCTTGACATCATGTGCCTTCGCTCCCATCAATGCAAGATTGACCGCACTGGACTTTTTCAGATTACCGATATCGGTGTCATACTTTGTCTGTGCGTCCTTGACGTCCTGCTTCAGCTTTTCAACGTCCACACCGTCAAAGGTTTTCACCTTGCCCTGCAGATCTGCAATGGTGTCGTTGGCGGTTTTTAGCTCATTTGCCTTCCCGTCAAACTTGCCTTTGTCCACGTAGCCGCCCTCTGATAGGTCAACGAACTTTGCTTTGTGCTCACCAGCGGCCTTTTCAAAGTCGGCATAGGTGAGGGATTTGTCTCCGAACAGTTCTTTAATATCCATGATAATCTCCTTGCCGCATAGATTTATTTTATAAATGCGCAGCCACTCTGCGCCATGCGGTCCCGGCATTTTAAGCCCGGCCGGAAGGGGCAAGTTAATATGAAAAAAGCAGCCCGAAAAGGCTGCCAGTTTCTAAAATTGGGCGTAAAAATACCGCCGGGCGTGTGCCGGGCGGCTTAATTGTAATTTTCACATTTATCACATATTTCGTGTGCTTTTTGCCAACCACATGGCGGACGAAGCTTTGGCGGCAAATTCAAGCTGTCATTACCAATATTGGAGATGTCAAAGCACAGACCGGCGGCAATTTTTTTGTTCCAAATAGGGCAGAGCACTTGCTCATCTTCATTTTGTGGATTCGTGATAAAATCCATATTTTTTTGCCACCTCCAATACTTTTTTCCCTCCTTCATCAAGATGACCAATAGAAGACACGGTGCCATCTGATTTTATTGCAATAAATCCGGTTTCCGAATAGTAAACATGCTGCATACCATTGCGCTGTCGGATTGCAAATTTAGGAGATTTCGTGATGCGTTTCACATCTTTTAAAGTCATACCGCGCTCAGACAGTCTATCCAAAGCATGACCGCTAAAAGTTAGAGCGTTTGGTACGTCAGGAGCCTTTACAAGCGTCCCTTTTACTCTAATTGTACCACTCTCGCGCAGACTGTTCAACTCCTTGTTTGCAGAGTCAAGCCGCTGCTGTACCTTTGCAGCCTGTACTGCTTTTTGTGCCTGACTGCGGCCAAAAGAAACAGTTGTGTGTGCCGCATTTTCACGCGTGGCAACGACTTGCTCCCGTTCACGCTGGCGGTAAAGGCCGGTTTGACTGCAGAAGTCTTTCAGCTTCGCTTCCTGCTGTTTCAGCCGGACGGCGGCAGCATCAAACTCCTGCTTCATGGCTTTGGCAGTGGGCCCATCCTTTGCGGATTTTACCGCTTCATCATATCCTGCGGCTTTTCGCTTGCTGTCACGGATTGCCCGCTCCATTGCACGCTGTCGCTGGGTGGCATCATAGTATTTGATTTTTTCACCGTTATACTGCACCGCCTGGTTTTCATAAGTTTTTAACTTGTCGCTCGGGTAAGCACGTTCTGAAAGTCCTTCATAAAATGGGAAAAAGCTGTGCCGGCAGTGCCAGCCACAAAGGCCAGCGCCTGTGCCGTAACCGGTGGCACTTTCAAAATCGTCATACTGGTCGCTTTTGCCCGAACGGCTGAATACCCGCCCCTGCCAGATCTGGTGAGATGGCCGTGCGCCTGCATGAGCAGTGGTTTCCACAAGGTCGCAGTCCATGTCATCCGCATAAGAAAGCGACACTTCCGCCGCTGTCTGGTTGGTACCAGTCAGCACCGTGCGGCGTGTGGCAACGTCCAGCCGGTCATGGTGGCCGCTGGGATAAGTTACCCAGTCACCGTCCTCAATGGCTGCTCTTATACCATTTTTAATGGCGGACACATAATCAAATGCGCCGCTTTCCACCTGCATTTCTGCAATTGTTGCCGCGTGTATGTATGCCTGCTGTGCACCGTTAGCAGTGGTCTTAGTGAGGTTTTGCAGATAACCGTTGGTCTTTTGCAGTCCGGCATTCAGTACTTGCATGGCGGCGGGGGCCATAGACAGCGGTGGGGGAGACAGCCCGGCAGCCGTATAGACCGCGCAGTCATAAGCAATCGCTTTTAGTCCCGCTTCCCGAAAGACCTTTTGCACTTGCTGTTCGGATGCGTTGGTACAGCGGGCAACTTCGGCAATGACTTCTTCGTACAGCATCCCGGATTCCTGTGCCCGCAGAATCTGCCATGCAGCAGTTGTGGTAACACGGCCGGTTTTCATGATGCGCCGCACAACGTCCCGGACAATCAGCTGGTCAAGTTCACTGTACAGTTCTACAATATCGTCGGAGCAGTGTTCCAGATACTTAGGTGTCAGCATTGCCATCACCC